AACACTTGCAAATTCTCCTCTAGGTCTGACCCGCCCAAACGCTTTGGCACGATGTGATCGATGTGCAGCTTGCCTTCAGTCTCTCCGCACCTTTGGCAGCAATAGCCATCACGAATCAGGATTCGTTCACGGATTCGACGCCATCCCTTAGTGCTTCCATTCTTCCACGCATTTGACATCTAGTAATGCCCTACTCTTTCGTGAAATTTCCATGCTGCACACATTGATCCATAGCGATGGTTGATGTATTTGATTGATGCGTCAATCTGACGATAGCCATCAAGATTGCGATACCACTTTGAACGCATCTGCCCTAGTCCGTAGTGACTGCCGTTTTTTGCTTTGACATCCCACCTTCTATTTTCTTTTGTGATGATGTCCTTGAAGCACATGAATTCATTCCAATCAATAATCCTGGAATGTGCATATAGCTTGTAGTGATCGATGGTAGTTGCCTGTGCAGGTTGCACGTTTATTGCCAAAGAGCCTATTAATAGGCAGACCCCTGGCATTAGCTTCACTACTCGCTGCGAGCTTGCCGGCACACCGGCTCTCCGCGAGAGCATGAAGCGTACCGACCATGTCAAGCAAATCCGCAAATTGTGGATAAGTCGTGCGGGGCTTCGGCGTGTTGTCCACAGGTTATCCACAGGCATCAATCCTTACCCCAACCAGTACCCTTGAAATGGATTGGTGCTGATGTCCACACTCTTTCCATTGACACGAGGCAGTAATCGCATCCAGGTGAAGATAGATCGTCCTCGAATCCTGCCTTGATTACTTTAATGTCCGAGCAAACTGGGCATCTGAATTCATAGCTCGGCATCTTGTGCCTCGAATAGTTGAATCCCTAATACGCCGCAGCTCATGCACTCGACGCAATGTACGTTGGGTGGCAGGTTGTCCGTGATGGTGACTATCTTGTGTTCAGTTGCCTTCTTTTCGACTCGGCAATCAAGCTTGACTGACTTGAGCATAGATACTCCTATTCAGATTTTCGATGGGATTCAGGTCTGATGGGTTGATCCAGTAAGAGCCATCGGATCGTTTGCGCTGTGGCCGACGTGCCATGCCAATGGGAATCCATCCGACGATGTAGTAATTCGGTGAATTGCCTGTGACTAGCACTGCTACATCTTCAGCCCGGTCACGATCGCGAAGTATCAGACATCCATCTTTCCAGGGTGTGTGTTTGACTTCGAGATTCCAACCGACATCAGCTTGATTCTTGAATGTATTGACTGTGGGCTTGAATGGAATGTCTCGATGAAAGTATTTGTGAACGACATTTTCTGCGCCTATTGCTTCGCTATTCCGTGCAATGTCCTGGAATAGATTTACCTTTTGCACGCTGTAATCGTTCATGCCCTCTGATCCATAGGCACGCAGCAAGGCGTAAGCCGCACACGTCATTTCTTCATCGTGTGTAAGCTTGACCGGAATCATTTGCACTCCTGGCAAAGCCAAATCATGGCCAATCCATCAGCTTTGACGTGATAACCGCCTGCCAATGGCTTTGGCTTTTCACATTCGTCACACATTTCGTATTCGCCTGGCTTGAAGATTTCGACGTATCCCATCAGATTCGTTCCTTCCACTTGCCATCACTGCCGAGTACGTACCAAATCGCCTGGCATTGATTTGCCTTGATTTTCTCCGGGCAGACATGGCCGCGGTAAGGCTTGCCATTCTTTTCGCCTTCTTTGAGGATCATGTGTCCATGTGGGCAGATTGGCGATTCAGATTCAAGCTTGCCGCCTAGTTCACTGGCAATTTGCTCGACCGCTGATTTGGCTGTAGTAAATCCAGGTTCATCCCAAATTGGTTTAGCCCATGGATCGTCCTCGACGAAAGCTTTTGGCATGGTCTCTACTTGCTGCATTGATTCCAGGCTCGGCTTCGTTTCTGTACCTAACACCACCGAAGCGCACCTGCCAATTGCAGAGCTGACTGTGTCCTCGACGTACCATCGCTTCATTTGGACGTTATATGCCCCAACCATGCCGTGTGCATAGTCGATTGCGGCTGGCTTCTCATCTTCGTAATGACGATAAATCCGGCACTCGATGAGAATGTAGCCCTTTTCAGGATTCCAGTCGATTATCGATGTCTCGATCCGATTGGTCGGATAAGTGGCGTGCAGTCTGATAACCTTTTGATTGACTGTCTCGTAACCATCTAAGAAGCCGGCCATTATTTGACCGCCTTTGAAAGAGCTTGGCCGCGGCGATAGCCGATTGCCTTGCCTTCTTTGTAGCCGTCCTCACGGCCTGCGTAATATCCGCAGACCAAAGCGAAGATATGTGTCATCAATAGGATGATTTGTAGCATTGTCATTTTTTCTCCCGATGGGAGCTTGTCGATTCTCCCTACGCATAAGGTGACGCATCGGGCTGACAATTGCAAGAATCCCGCCTAAATATCGGCGTGTCTATCGCTTCCCATGATCATTAAGGTGCTGGATGAGCAATGCACGGATTTCCCGGACGTCATGGCGTAGGCCATCGGCAAAGCCGTTTGAGACTGGCCTTGAATTGCGTTCAGACTTAGCTGCGAAAATGGCTGCGATGGCAGAAATAGTTGCCGCGGCGATTACGCCTACGGCTTGAATCGTCTCGGTCATTTGTCATTGATGCCAAACTGCTTATCGTTGGGATTGAGCCAACGGATGATGACTGGAAGTACGGCAGCTGCGCCGGCAGCGATGATGGCCTTTAGATCGGTCACGCCTGCTAGATAAACGGCCAAAGAAGCCGCCAGGAAGGATCGTGCCCAACTTGCTGCCATTGCCTTAAATTCAGTCATTTTCCTTCTCCAACTTTGCTATCAGCGCAGCGACCTTCGCTGGCGGTAAAGCCACTTCAAAGTGCATTTCATCTTTGCGATTCCTGTAATCGCCACCCCAAATTAACCCATATTTTTTGGCCAAAGCACGGATCATGGGCACTTTTTCATTTGGGAATGTTCCGACCTTGCCCAATGGGTGTTTCATGGCATTGAGATCGATGGCTGTGCCCGATGAATGGTTGGAAAGCTTCCCCACATTTCCACGGACGTCGCGATAGCAATATCCCCAATCATCGAGCTTTGCCCCATCGATTGGCTCGATAAGTCTGTTGAATTCAGCTGCGAAGCCAATGAGCAATGGTGCCACTGCCTCGGCGCAAGCTAGTTTCAAATCTGTGCCTGGAACTGTAAATGATTTGATGTCGATTGCTGCTCTATCCTTCGAAGCTGGCCATCCGTTCTGCGATTGCATCGTCACAGGCAGCACACTCCCATCTTTTAACCTCATTTAAGGTCAAAGTTTCGTGGCCACATTCAGGCATTGGCGCAATAAACGCATCATTAACTGGATCATAAGTGAATCCAATTCCTGCGTAGTTATATCTAAAATTTCCGTTATATGAAGTTTGAACCCAAGTACCACCAAGATTATCGATGAGCCATTGGTATCCCTCATCACCATTTGGATCGTTATTGTCTCCGACTAATACTTGTATTACTTTGTTATTCTCATCCAATTCAGCCCAATGACTCATGCTGCGTACCTCACAATTACAATTCCTGAACCACCTGCGCCACCTTGAAAATATGTAGCATTTTGTCCTGAACCACCGCCTCCGCCGCCGCCTGTATTAGCAGTTCCTGAAGTTGCATATGGTCCAGCAAGGTCACCGCTTGAACCATTACCACCGCCGCCATAACCACCATAACCAGGCGTTGAACCACCTGCGGCATTGTTAGCACCACCGCCGCCCGCGTAGTAATAAGTACCGCTTACATTTTGACCCGTGCCGGTTGCTGATCCCCAAGATGAATATGCTGATGAACCATTACCGCCAAGAGCATTACTGCTATCGCCTACCTGCCCTGCACCGCCGCCGCCGCCTGATCTAAGCGGTGGGCTGTTTGTACCCGCTGCTCCCGCATTACCTTCAGAAGGAGAATAACTACCAGCGTTACCTGAACCACCTGTGTTACCAGCTCGGTTTAATCTTCCACCGCCGCCTGAACCACCGTTATTACCGCTAGCTGAAGAATCAGAACCACCACCGCCGCCGCCTGATGAGGAATTACCATTGAAAGTAGATACTCCACCGTTTGAACCTTTAACGCTTACGTTTGCCGCTGCTGCGCCTCCCGCCCCAATAGTTACTGTGTAACTTGCCGAGCTTAAAGACTGCGAAGTAAATGCCCTAAAACCACCTGCACCGCCGCCGCCGCCGCCGTCATATCCACCACCTGCACCGCCTGCGACAACTAAGTAATCACAGGACAAGGTTCCACCTGAGACTGTTAAAGTGCCGTTTCCAGTGAATACACGATAGTTATATCCACCTGAAGTATAAAGAGTTCCACCGGTTACGGTTGGCGCAAGTGTTTGCTGACTTGCGATGATTCCTAAAATTGGCATTTATGCAACCGCACCAATGACCAAAAACGTATTGCTGGCCGTGCAAATTGCCGTCGCAGCGGCATATTGTTTTCCAATTTTTGGTGCTGATGCTGTCGCACCAGCTGAAACGATGGTTACGCCTGCACCTTGTGAAAATGTGACTTGACCCACACCCAATTGCACGAAATTGATTTGTTCGCCTACTGCATAAATTGATGGTGGCAATGTCACTGTGATTGCTGACGCATTTGAAAGCGTCACCAATTTTCCTGAATCCGTTGCAACCGCCGTATATGTTGTTCCAGTTTGCGCATTAAGAGTCAGATTTATCAGGCCACCATTGATGATTGGTGTTGTTAAGGTCTTATTTGTAAGTGTTTGTGATCCGGTAAGTGTTGCAATGGTTGAATCGACTGCAAGAGTCACTGTGCCGGATGTGCCACCGCCTGTTAATCCAGTGCCAGCTGTGACGCCTGTGATGTCTCCCTGGTCATTTGCAATCCATACGAAATCCATATCCGTATTGGAATTCTTTGCCAGGATTTGACCAGTAGTGCCGCCAAGTAGGTCGGCCATTGATGTCGCGACTGCCTGCCCAAAGACTTCAAAATCGGCAGGAAGGTCTGTGACCAGGTCTGTGTTCGTAGGCATTTGCCAGTTGAACGGCGTAGTTGGATTGCTCATCTTTTCTCCTTATGCGACCACTAGGGCATTTTCCCATGTGAGTATGTTTGAAATGGTGTTCCACTGTTCCGACACGCTGACATCTTCCCACTTCATTGCTTGCAATGAGTAAGCCAATGGCGAAAGCAAAGCCGTGACCGAAATCGTGTTATATCCGGCAGACCATTGCCAACCCTCGACGAAGCCTGCGTATTGTCCGGCTGACATATTGGCCGGCAAATCTGAAATGCGAAGCGGCAAACCCATGAATATATTAATCAGAGCATCACGATCTGCATCGTCGATTTCCGGGTTTGTAAGCTCGAATCGGATTGATTGCATCATGTATTGCGGGTACGCACGCAGCTTCAGATAGAAGGCCGCTTGATCTTCCGCGGCACTCTGATCGTGAAGCGTAGTGCTGATGATTTGTGCTAATCGACCAAAGATAGCCACTGAGGTCAAATCCTGATCCGTGACCTGGCTTGATGAATTTGACCCATATTTGATTGTGAGGTCATTACGGACATCGCCTGCCCTTGTCTGAATTTTGATTCCTGGGGCAATAGCTTGAGCCGCTGAAACGTCGGTATATCCGTTCGTGGCAAGGTAAATAGATCGATGGGTTGAATCGGCGTATGAAATCTGACCTTCAGCATTTTCGTAAATATAACCGAGACCCGATGTGGCCAGCGATGCGACCAATGAATAAACGTCTGTGACGCTTGCTGACCTGGCTGCGAGATCATAATTGCCAGGTGTATCGATTTCGCCTAGACCGGAATTTTGAGCATTTGCCCATGTCTCGGTTGCCGGGGTGTAAGTAGCCCATGTCAAAGCCGCGGGAACTTCTGACCAGTTATTGATGAGTAAATCCGTAAGCACTTCACTGATTTGATTGCCATCGAAATCACGATTGAGTGATGTGCCGTATAAAGCCTTTTGAAGCCTGGAAAGCGCACCCAAAGCCACGATGGTGATTGACTGCGTAATTCCAATGCTGCCGGCGTTTGCGACCTCGATACTTAGATCAACGATGGAACCGCCAAAGATAGGAACAAAAACGTCGTTGGAATCCTTGAGACCAATTCCGACTGAATCATTAATATTGAATTCAACCTGGGATTGCATCACATTGTAAAGAGTAAGGCTGCAATATCCTGCCTGCGCCTGCTCATAAATATTTGTGCGGCCGCTTGTGATGCTTAGATTTGCCAGTACGAATTCGGTGTAGTTCACCCCATTGATGGTGACTTGCCATACTGGATTGAATACTGTCATCGTTCAACCCTAAAAGCCGTTGCCCCACCTGTGCCGCGATAGAAAGCATCATTGACTGTATTGACGATGGTTCGTGCAGCTGCTTCAGGATCACCGACGATACCCATATTGACTGTGACCTGTGGTGCCACTGAATTACTTTGGTATCCGGCAGGTGCCCCACCGATTGTCACTGTTGGTTTGAATAACTCTGTCTGATAGCCCGCAGGCGCACCGCCGATGGTGACTGTAGGTACAAGGGTCGCAGCCATGTTTGAAATGGTCTTGCCTGTTGCAGCTACGGCAGCGGTTCCGGATGATGATCCTGAAACCGATGGTGGCTGAATAGTTGGTACCGATGGGATGACTGGGGTTTGCGTCGATGTCGATGATCCGGATTTTGGAACTGTAACTGTAGGTGCTGAAGAAACCGGAATCAGTGGCACATTTGGCAATAGCGGAATCGAATTGTATTTGTCGAGAAGCCAATTGATTGCCGTGATTGCGCCTTGAATGGCTTTGGTAATGACTCCGACTATGCCACCAACGACATCGATGACACCGCTGGCAATGATTCCAACGCCTTGCAATGCCTTGCCTAATACTGTGCCAATAACCGGTGCCACATATTCTGCGATGAGCTTGCCGAAGGCCATAAATTCATCCATGTTCTCACCAATGGCATTTTTGACCATTCCGAAAGCTTTGACTAGGCCATTCCAAATTGGCGTGAACACGCCTGTGATGACTTCGCCAAGATACGTGATGTAGTTGGTCAATCCACCTGATTTGTTTGAAAATGCGTTTGATACTCGTTCCACGATTGGGATGACATGGATCGACATGAATGACATCAATTTTTCCAGGATAGGCAATAGGGCAAAGCCGATAGTCTCTTTGGCTTCATCAAATGTGACTTTGAGCCGTTCCATTCGGCCTGCAAAGGTGTTCGCGTTGGCTGTAGCTGCGCCGCCAAATAGGGTCGTGAGACGGCCTGAAACTTCCTCGAATGACATCGCCTTGAGTTCAGCTGACGATAGACCTATGCCCAACTTACCCAAAGCGGCTGTATTGCCGTCATAGGCCTTTCCTAAGGCGTTTGCGACCCCTTCTAGCGGCTTTCCGGTCTGCGCTGATATGTCCATTGCCAAAGCCAGTAAATCGGTCGCTTTGCCAGCATCCTGGGTGGACAAGGCCAATCGAGCCATCGCCGGACGAAGCTGATCGTCGCTGACGCCTGTGGCCAATGACATTTTCAAAATCTGCTTTTCCACTGATGCTATTTGGGCATCGGTTGCACCTGTGGCATTGCGTAGGGCACCGGCTAATTTGACCTGGGCTTGCTCATCGGCGATTGCAGCCTTGACGCCATCGATGCCAATCTTGACGGCATAAGCACCGGCAGCTGCGGCAGCTGCGGCGAAGGCCAATCCCGCTTTCTTGCCAAAATCCGAAATCTTGCTGCTGGAACTTTCCACGTCGTTATTTGCCGCCTTCAGCGATTTGTTCAGCTGATCGACGTCGGCGAGTATCGATAGTTTAAGCGTTCTTGATCCGGTAGCCATTACCACTCCTTCAGAATCTTAGCGAATGAATTTTCCCATTCATTGATGATGTATGGCTGTTCGGCACGCAGGGTTGGATAGATAAACCATCCACGTGATCCACGGCCTTCACGACCTGACCACACTGGAAATTGCTTGAATCTATTGGAACCAAATTCGGAACCACCCCAAAGCATTTGAGTCGTTGCACCGCCGGAAAACTTTTGGCTTACGAAACCGAATGAGATTTCACCGATTTTGCTTGACTTGCTTACCCGCGAACCTTGAGCAATTCGTCCAGCTACTTCACGCGATTCCAGGGTTCCGGCCTTTGATTGAATCTTGCCCTGAAGGTAAGTTGCCAAAGCATTGGAAGTGATTTTGGCTTCGCCGATTGCTTCATCTTCCATCGCCTTGAAAGCACGGATGACACCACGAAGATCGCTTTTATCATAAGCAATTGCCTCATCTGCCATTCTTGCTCTCCAATATCTCGATGGCAGTCAGCACATCTTCGGCTGACTCCCAATATTGCATCGGGATTCCGGTTGCTAGGGCTAGATCGACGAGAATCCTGCCTATGCTTCCGGGTCTGTGGCTTTTGGGTCTGATTGGTTCACTGAAACTTCTACGACTGTGTCGCACCAAATTTCATAAGGTTTCACCGGCTTGCCAGCACTCTCACGTTTCATTGCGTGATAAGCCAGGAAAAGAAGATCGGAAATCCCGATCTTCTCTTGCGCCTGCGAAATGATATTGCCAGTCAGCTTCTCCCACTTAGCCCACTCCGGTGGCTGGGCTGTGTAGGTCTCCTGATTTCCCGCTGTGTATTCAATTGTGATTGGTAGCTTCATTTCTTTTCTCCCGATTCTTTGTAATTAGTCCAGTACCGGCGTGGTCACGCAGGTAAATGAAAGTGATGCGGTTAGGGCATCAGGTGCAGTTCCACCGAGTGCAGGGAAAATTGGCTGAACGTCGAAAGCGTATGCAACGCCGCCAACTGTGAAAAGCACTGGCAAAGCTGTATTTGGTGCAGACGCAGCTGCGTTCCAAAGAGCTTCGCAAAGTGAAGTCGCTGCGCCAAAGTCCTGAAGCATTTCGACCGCGAAAGTACCCTGTGTGTCGGTGGTGTAATACGCCTTACCATCGAGTGTCTGATAGGTATTGATCGTCGAATCGATTGTGAGTGTTGCTGAAGTAGCTTGAGCATCAAACGTATCACCATCAATGGTGAATGTGATGTCTCTACCTGTGATGATAGTCGTTGCCATTTTGTCTCCTAGTTGTTTTCCTGTGTGAAATAAGTCGAGACATTCAAATCTGCAACGAGCAAATTTGATGCACCGACTGAAACGATTGACGGCCTTTGGACATCGCCGACCACGTATCCTGCGGGCATTGCCCCCAAAATGCTGATTATGAGTGCTTCAAGTTGATCCAAAGCACCTGAATTTGCGTTATTCGCAACGGCTGCCGTCACGATAAAATTGACTTTGACTTTTGTGACTGCGCTATTGAGCAAAGTGCTTTCAAGCCAGGGTGAATCCGGGATGATGACGCAAGCCGGTGGAATAACCGCTTCGGGTGCTACCGGATAAACCGATGCTGCAACGCCTGAAAGAGCCGTGGCCAATTCGGTACGGACATCGAGCAATGATGTCACTGGCATATTGAGTCCACATCGTAAAATGCAGAAATTAAACCAATCACACGATTTTGTAAGCTGCGACCCATGCGGAATGGCGTTGGGGCAAAATCAACGCCTTCAATTTGGCCACCTGGGGCTGTAACGCTTTGGAAGATTTCTGTTGAGACGATAAGTACCGCCGTTTTGACTGGGGCTACATTGGCATAAATTTCAGCTGCCGAGCCGCCATCGAGTGTGATCGTTCCCGCCGGAATCACTGGGGTGGTAATGCGATCGGCTTCATCTACTACGCAGCTGACCTGAAAAGGTCTGACGGAATCACTGCTGACTGTATATGGGCCATCTAGACCATAACCGACGTCGGCGAGAATGACCCCTTGCCCCTGAACGAAAAAGTTTGGACGTAGGGTGTCGATGTAAAGCACATCATTTTTGATGGTCGTTGCAACGACTGCACTTTGATATTGCGTAAGCATTGGCAAGATTGTTGCCTCTGCGCTATCAATTACCTGATCTAGATAAGCATCAGGAAAAAGGGAATCAGAGACGCCAAGCACTGCACGTAGTTCATCAGCCGTGATGATGTATGGCATCTCTGATCCTTTCTTCGACTCGGCCAGTTCGGGAGAGACCTGGCCGATGATTAATGGGTGGGATTAGTCCTTGTTGAAAGCGTAAGCACCGGCAGCGATCTTTGTCGCTGTTGCGCCATAGCCGTACATGAGAATTCCGATTGAACCATCTGAAATGATGTTCGTGCGAAGTTCTAGGCGTGGGCTTTCGTACCATGTGTACGCATCGCGATTGATGACGTACATTGAGTCATCGCCTGTACCTGTGAGAGCTGTATCGACCCAAAGATCGATGCCGTTCACTGATCCGCGAAGGCTACGTGGCTGTGCATTTCCAGCTGCGTTCATTGGCTGCAAAGCGTTGTAGATTGGTCGGCCTGCATCGTTGAATGACATGATGCGACCCCACATTGCAGGTGAAACAACGATTGCATCTGCAAACTTGAATGTATTTTCATAAACGCTTACTGCGCCGCCTGAAATCCATGTGAGAAGTTCTGATGCTGTGATGTCTGTGCCATAACCAGTTGCAGTCTTTGTTGCGCCTGCGATGATTTGTGCAGAGTTATATTCGTTGGTTGCACGAGCATATTGTGAAGAAAGATTTGAAATCAATTCAGAAAAGAAGAGTGGATCAGATCGGTCTGCGAGTTCCACTGACATGACCTGGCTACCCTTGAAGGACTTGACGTCCACGTTGATGAATTCAGATTCCATCACTGTTGGTGTCACTGGATCGAGTTCGTCGATCTGTGCTACCGCAGGCAATACGGAAATTTTTGGAATCTGAAACACAAGGCCAGCGGTCGGCAAAGTACCATTCGAAATGGAATCAATTGAAGCTCTTACATTGTCTGCAAGGCCATTGACTACTTCGCGAAGCTGACGTGTAGGAATTAATCCTGGATTATCGGTTGATGCTGTTGCTGCGGCTATAAATGCACGTGACTCTTCTGAACCACGCATCGCTGCGACTTTGTGCATTAGGTAGGTTTCAGGTGAAACCACTGGGTTGCGTGTTGCGATGAAATTGACAGGCTTTGCAACTGATGCTGCCTGGATTGGTGCTGAAGCCTCTACCGATTCGGCGGTTGGCTCTTTGTCGGTGTTTTCCACGACATCTCCTTCTGTTTGTGTGGTTGTGGCTTCTGCTTCATCGGTTGATGATTCAGAATCTTCGGGTGCTGTTGTAGCTGCGACATTTGATACACGTGCTGAATCAAATGCTGGGTTATGCGTCAAAGCGACGCCAACCAAATCGGCAGAATTGACGATCATTGTTCCATCCTTTGCGTGATTGAAATCGATTGCGTTTGCTTCCACACTGAATCCATCACGAAGGCCGTCCATTGCTTCCTGAATTGCATCAGTGCCGGCAGTGGTCTTTGAGATTTTGAATGTGGCTTCAATAGAATTTCCGTCCGGTGAAAGTTCCATTGAAAGAGTTTTCCCGATTGGTCGGGCTGAATCGTGTTCCAGGTTGAGTTTTACATTGGCTGGATTAAGCGATCCACGTTGAAACATCACCTTGCCAGTTGATGCTGTGGCAGGTACGCCAAATTCAACGATTTTGCCTGTGATGGTTCGTGCCTCTGAATCAGCGGCTGTAATTGTGAATGGTGTTGTTACCTTCATCGGATCATGTCCTCTGCTTGTCGGATTTCTTCAACTGTGATTGCTGGATTGCCCTCGGCGTCCACAATTGAATTCAGTGTCTTGTAAATATTGGCTCTTTCAAGATCAGAGCCGCGTAGATAGTCGCTTAGATCGTATTCGACTCGCTGTGATTGCGGTACGAAATCCGGCATTGAAAGGCGTTCGGAAATTGAAGTCATTAACGGAATCAAAGAGAAGTCCAGCAAAGTTTGACGCTGTGTGGTCGCATTGCTATACGTCATCGATGATCCGGTCTCGGCGTCAACGTAATAGGCCGGGATTCCCAAAGCTCTTGCGAGTTCGGTGGAAACGTAGGATCGGGCTTGATTCAGCTGCAATTTTTCAGGGTCGAATCCGACTGCTTCCATCGTGACATCGGCATTGAGAAATGCTGTGCTGCGATTGCGTCGAGCTGTGCCCCATGAATCGAGAAGCTTTGTGATTCGGTCTGCGGGTAATGCCGTGCCGTTGCTCTTAAGCACCATTGACGGAACTGGTTCGCGTGCGTACATCGCAGCGGCACGTTCTAATTCCGCACCTGTGCGGATGGTCTTGCCAGCACGATTCAAAAGTCCTTCATCGTTGCCGTTAAATACGACCAATGATCCGATTCCTGAATTTGGTACCGGTGTTCCATCGACCATGTAATATTCAATTTCAGTGGCCAGCGAATTCGTCTGAATAGTTACGCGAGCCGGTGAAACGCGTTGAACGCTTCTTACTCTGAATGTGTCTGCAAATAATTCTGTGATTTGCCAATATGCGTAGCCGTAGAAAAGCAAATCCTCACATGTCCACACATAAGTGGCTGAACCTGGCACACGTGGATCAGGTGTACGAATGACGCGTGGGGTTCCATCCTCTACATCGAGTCCCGTGCTGCGATCTACTACTTCGAGACCGATTGATGCGATTGATGAGCAAATGATATTTCTGCCGCGTGCCACTGTAGGAATTGACATGGCTTCTTCGCGGGTAGCGGTATTGACCCCGCCGAAAAATGGTGTTAATGAATCCAGCGATGTGACTGGTGCAAGAGACGCAGCTACATCAGCACCGGCAGTTGGTTGAACTGTCTGCACTGATCGCGATGCAAAAATGTCACGTATTCCCATGTGATAATTTTCGCCGCTTTATAGCATTAGCCCACCAATATATCGATTTCCGTCTCTGGGCGTGTCGCGAAGTGGGTTGCGAGTGCAACGGCCACCGCAGCGCACACCGCCGATTGAGACGCACGCCGTCCAATGACCCAACCGCCATCGCCACGACGCAGCTGAACCGCGGAAAGAATCTGCGCCGTCAATTCGCTTTGATTTCGATGCTTGAGTCTGCCGCTGTTAATCGCACCAAGCATTTCGTCACACGATTGTGGGTAGGCCGTGTCCATGTCGAAGATTGGAATTCCGGCGGGCTGAAGCCTGGCTGCCACTGCGCCACTGGTCTTTCGACTGTAAAGCAAATACTCGATTGGATACTTGCGGCAATATGACGCCGCATCATTTGCGATTGCCTTGTCATCGAGCTGCCGGTCATTTTCCCATGTGTGCAAGAGCTTGACCACGAAGTTTTCGTTTCCAAGCTTTTGGGCACCGATTAATGCACAATGGCGGCGATCCGGTGAAATGTCCAAAGCCAGCCAGGTGAGTTTCTCCGGGTCAAGATCGACGGAAGTATCGGCACACGCTTCCCATGCCTGGGGATTGACCACGCTGGAAATGGTCTGAACCCATCTACACAATACCTCGGTCATCACGACTTCGTGTGGATCATTAAGAGTGCCCCGGATATTGTCCACGTGAATTGTGTGGCCGAGTGCTGGATTGCTTGCGATCCAATTGTTCTCATCATTAACGTCATCAGTCGGGGCAGACCATTCAGCATAGAAAATGTCATCGGCCGCACCTGCCGCAGCTGCAAGGCCGCGATCGCGTGCCATATTCAGCACTTTGGAATGTGCATCACCGGCATTGGTGAAAGCGTTGATCGAAGGATTCTTAGCGGCCATCAAGGTATAACGCAAACTGGCAAACGATTCAAGATCATGCATTTCACGTAATTCGTCCAGGTGTACCGATTCGGGCTTGCTCATTCCACGTGCAGCTGAACCGCCGGCCGTGATTACGAAACGGCATCCGTCCACAGTCTCGATTTCCTCTGCGCCGTGCTGCCACCTGATGCGCTTGACTTGCTTCGCGAGATCATCATTGGATTCAATCATCGCAACGAGTGCCCGGAATTGTTCCAGGGATGTGACCAACCGGTGAGCCGATGCGACTTGCAGAGAATCTTTCCAATGGAAAAGGTTCATGGCAATGAGTGCCAGCATGTACGTACTCTTTCCATTCTGCCTGGCTACTGTCGTGACCCGGAATGGATGGGCATATCTGCCATCAGCCTTTAGCTTCAAGCTGTGAATCGCCAACCATTTCTGCCACGGCATGAACCCGCCTGGGATGACTTCAGCTGCAAAATCAATCAGTTCAAGCCCACGCGTAGGCAATTCATTCAGCGGCGTGTGGATTCTAGGCCGTGAGGATCCAAATATACGAGCTGATTCCGGTTCAAAAACCGATTCCAGCCGATTTGAGCCTGTTTCAGCTTGATGTCCACTATCTATGACCTGTTCCGGCTTATTCATGGCTAATGCTCACGTTTGCGGGTTTAGAGGTTTATTCCTTACAAAATTTACATATTGCGCTTAGCTAGCTTAAAATCCAGAATTAACGATTTAAGGGTTGAGCGGCATGAGTGCAAACACAATTCCGATTACAAAGCGTGGTGCT